ATCTCGTTCAGTCGGGCGCGGATAACGCCATAGTCGATCTGGTCGCCGGGCAGCAGTTCAACAACGCCGTCTTGCTCCCATGCCGTTATGGGTAAGCGAGGCCCAGCCAAGACCCCGACCGCCGTACTTGCCGCGCGTGGGAGTTGGCTGGCAAAACTACCGGACCGCGTGGATGAAATACAGGTGGCCGCCCTTCGTGTGGCGCCGGACCCGCCGGAATGGCTATCCGAAGGCGGCTGCGCTATCTGGCGGGCGCATGCCCAGCCTGCTTTCAACGAGGGGCTGCTGACTGCCATGGATGTCATGGCGTTCGGCCTGATGTGTGAGCGCGTGGCGGACTACTACCAGCGGCGGAACGACGGCGACCGCAGGGGCGCGGATGAAGCCGCGAAGTCGGCTGTGTCGCTCATGGACAAGTGCGGGCAGACGGTGACCAGCCGCGTCGGACTTCCAAAGCCCGACGTAAAGGATTCAAAGGTGCTGGAGGCTAGATCGCTATTCGCGAAGGGCTAACAGACGACATCCGGGAGTTACTTTGCAGCTTGCCCGGCTACGACCCATTCCGCGGCAGCGACGGGTACTACTTCGACTTACCCACGGCGATGCGGTATGTTGATTTCATCCATACCTACCTGACCCACATCGAAGGCAAGGTGGCGGGCCATCCCTACATCCTGCAGGATCACGAGGCGGCTATCGTGTTGAATATGTTTGGCTGGCTGTCCGTGGGCACGGGATACCGGCGTTATCGGGAATGCCTGTATTTCGTGCCGCGAAAGAACTCAAAGAGCACCCTGATTGCCTGCATTATTAACGCCGTGATGTTTTGCGACCCCGAAGTTGGGATGCAGAATTACTCACTGGGCGCAAACCTGGAACAAGCCAAGGTTGTGCGCCGGATTGCAAATGCCCAGGTGCATGCCAACCCGGAACTGCTGAAGCGGGTGAAGGTCTACAAGACCACCGCGTCGTATGAGCTGTTGAAGGACCACAGCATCTACCGGGCGTTGACGGCCGACGCTGGGACTAAGCACGGGCTAAACGCGCACTTCGTGGCGGCGGATGAGATTCACGCCTACCCTAACAGCGAATTGATAGACGTGCTGAAGACCAGCATGGGCGCGCGCACGTCGCCGATGATGATTTACACCACCACGTCGGACTACGAGCGGGAGTCCGCCTGCAACACCATTCACAGCTACGCCACGAAGGTTAGGGACGGCATTATCAGCGACCCTACGTTTCTGCCCGTGATATACGAAATCAGCGCGGCGGAAATGGAGAAAGACCCCGATTGCTGGAAAGACCCGGCAGTCTGGGCCAAGGCCAATCCGATGCTGGGCAAATCAGTGACGGTTGAGTTCCTGCAGAACCAATGCAGCCGCGCGCTGGCCGACCCGTCGTATGAGAACGTGTTTAAACGCCTGTTCCTGAACATCCGCACTGAGACCAGCGAGCGGATGATATCCAGCGAGAAGTGGGACGCCAACGACGGCATGATTGACTTCCGCGGCCGCGAGGTAGTGGGTGCGGGTCTGGACATTGGAAGCACGTCCGATATGACATCGTTGTGCCTGCTATTCGATAAAGAGGACGGTGGATTCGATGCCAAGTGGTGGCACTGGATACCGAAGGCGAAGGCCATGGAGTACGAGCAGAAATACCGCTTTCCATTCACGGCATGGGAGCAAGACGGCGTTGTTGAACTGCTGCCCGGCGACCAGATCGACTATGGCGTTATCCGCGCCCGACTGAACGAGATTCAGGCAGACTTCCACATAAAGAACCTCGCCGTTGACCCGCTATTCCAAGGCGTGCAGCTTTGCCAGAACTTGATGGAAGACAACTGGAATATAACCTATTTCAAGTGTAACTACATGAACATGACGGCGCCCACGGCGGAGTTTCTGCGTTTCGTGAACGGTGGGCAGTTTGGGCACGGCGACAACCCCATCATGCGGTGGCAGGCAAGCAACGCGGTACTGATACGCAACGCCACTGGATGCCAGCGACCGGGCAAGGCGCAGAGCGAGGGAAAGATTGACGGTATAGTCACGGCTGTGATGGCCGTTGCCATGGCGCTGCAGATGCGCCAGACCACGGGCAGTATTTACGAGACGCGCGGACTCGCGTTAATTTGAAAGGCCACACGATGGAAATATTGGACCAGTACGGCAAACCATTTGCCAAACGTGAGCAGCGGCGTAGCGGCGGCAGTAATTTGATGACGCCAGCCGACTGGTTGATTGACGCGTTGACCGGCGGCGCTACCGTCTCAGGCCAGCGCGTAAACGAAACCACAGCGCTAGGCATCGCTACGTTCTTCGCGTGCGTCAGGAATATCAGCGAAGACCTCACGGCATTGCCACGCCGCATCATGCAGGCCAAAGGCAGCAGCCGGGAAGCACTTCCGAACCATCCGGTATCGAGATTGCTTCGCAGGCCAAGCAAGAAGATGAACGCATTCGTATTCTGGCAGACCTATTTTTCGCACGAGCTGCAATGGGAGGGGGCCTATGCTTACATCGTCCGGGACAATGCAGGCGTGCCGGTTGAGTTGGTAATACTCGACCCGTCCTGCGTCGAAACTATGACATCGAAGACGACGGGCGAAATCGTTTATCGCGTCTATAATCAAATCCTTTTTTCAAACGAGGTGCTTCACACGCGTGGCCTTGGGTGTATGGGAATAGATGGCTATCGGATTGCGTACATCGCCCGCGAGGCACTAGGTTCCGCGCTGGCTATTCAATCATCCCGCGCTTCATTCTTCGGTAAAGGCATGATGGCAAGCGGTATGTTGAAGCACCCGGCAGTGTTGAACGATCAAGCACGTAACCGGTTGAAAGAAGACTTCCACGCAGCCTATGCCGGTTCCGAGAATGCGGGCCGGACGATTCTGCTTGAAGAGGGCATGGAATACCAGACGATATCCGTTGACCCCGACAAGGCCGAAATGACCGGACTGAGTGACATCACGGTGGAAGAAGTCTGCCGCCTCTTCAGGATGCCGCCCCATAAAGTGCAGCACCTTCGTGATACGTCCTATAATTCAGTAGAACTGCTTTCAATTGAATACGTGGGTGACGCACTGTCGCCGCACGCCGGGCGGTTCGAGGCTGAAGTCGATTTCAAGTTGTTGCGACCTAAAGAACTTGACGACGGACTGTATACCGATGTAAACCTGAAAGCGGCGATGCGTGCCAGCGCAGCGGAACGCGTGGCGTTTTACAAGGAGCTTTACTACCTGAGCGCCATGAACGCCAACGAAATCCGCACGCTTGAGGATGAAAACCCCATCACCGGCGGCGACCGCTACTTTACCCAGGGCAACCTCGTTCCACTTGACCGCGTGGACGATATGATCGATGCAAGGATGAAGCCAACCGACCCGCGCGCTGTTCCGCCTGGCGCGGCGGGCCCGGCAAACCCGCCCACGCAGCCGGGACCGTCCGATACGTTCCGCCGCATGCTGCAAGCCAAGATAGCGGATTTGCTGCGCGAAGACATCCGCGTGGTTGATACCTATGTCGGAAAGAAACGAGACTGGCCAGAATTCTACCAGAAGCGGCAGATAACGATTGCCGAACACTTGACCCCGTTCCTTGTCCCGCTGTGTGAATGGTTCGGGCACAAAATACCGGCGACCGCTATGGCGGATGGATTGTCCGCCACGCTATGCCGTGATTCCTTGATTCTGATTGACGCGTGCGAGTTCAGTGACTGGCGCGATGGCCGACGAGCGGTTGATGCCGCACAATCCGTAATGGATGCACTACAGGAGAATAACAATGAAAACGCAGCTTAGATTTGTAAACGAGGCCGCGCCACAGATTACGAACGGCACTATTCGCGGCGTTGCGGCCGTCTACAACCGGATGTCAAACGACTTGGGAGGATTCCGTGAAATCATCCGGCCCGGCGCGTTTGACCGCAGCCTGCGCGAGATTGCCGCAGGCACCCGTGACGTTGACGCACGTATCCAGCACGAGGGTGGACTCAGTGTGTGCGGTTCTACCGCCAACGGCACGCTGCGCCTGTTCAGTGACAGCGAGGGTCTGAACTACGAACTGACCCCGCCCGACACCCAAGCTGGGCGCGATTTGCAGACCATGGTGCGGGATGGCTACCTCCGGCACTCCAGCTTTGCCTTTGAGTGCGGCGAAGACCAAGTGCGATGGGACTGGACTACACGCCCGCCCGTTGTCGAGGTGATGGACGTTGACCTGATTGATGTGGCGCCGTGTTCCCGGCCCGCGTATGACGAAACCACAGTAAAGGTTCGTAGTATGATGAAACCACCCGCAGACCTGCCGCGATTCAGTGAGACCGGAACCCGTGTCGAAATGAAAGCCGATGGCGACCGCAAGGTCGTTGAATTCCACTTGAACGATGCCGTCATGCCGAACTGGATGCGGAAATATGACCCGAACCTTGTTACGTCGGGAAGCATCATTGAAAAGCTGGCGGCGCACCCCGACGCCGAACGGATCGACCTGTTCATCAACTCACCCGGCGGCGAAGTGTTCGAGGGTCTGGCGATAATGAATGTGCTAAAGGAACACCCCGCGCCGGTGCACGTTAGCGTGCGTGGACTGGCGGCGTCGATTGCGGGAGTGATTGCCATGGCTGGCGACCACATCCAGATGGGCGCCGGTACATTCTTGATGGTTCACGGTGCTTGGACGATTGCCGAGGGCAACGCGCAGGACATGCGGAACACTGCCGCGCTTCTGGACAAGATCGACGGCAGCATTGCCGGGATACTGGCCAAGCGGAGCGGCAAGGATGCCAAGACCGTCAACAAGTGGATGAGCACAGACACGTGGTTTACTGCAGAAGAGGCTGTGGCCGCCGGGCTGGCCGACCGCGTGGCTGGTGCTGAATCCGTTGCCAGTGCAGGCGTCGAGGGCAAGCGCTGCCGGGATATGAAATTCCGCAACATCCCGGCGGAGCTGGGCGGGTCTTATCACGAGGCTGCTATCACTAATAGCACCGTCCGCGATATGCAGGCCGCAAACGAGCGAGCAATAAAAAAATCGCTTGACATCCGGCATACATTGCGTTAAAGTGTAGGCACAAAGATGAGGCCCGCTCCCGGCGGGCCGAGTCCGCATCTTGCGGCACCGCTCCCGGCGGTACATGTAAATTCAAACATGTACCGCCGTTTTTATTTGGCGGCAGCGAGACAAACAATGGAAGACGAAATTCTCGAATTGCAGGCCGAGCGCCAGCACCTCTTGATGAGTAATCGCGACATCCTTGCCCATGTCGAGAAGCGCGAAGACAAATCACTCACCGACGATGAACACCGCCTCATTGAAGACAACAACCGCGAAGCATTCGAGCTTGAGACGAAGATTACCAATCTTCAGCGGACCATCGAAGCCCGCCGCAAGGTAGAAAAACTCACCGCAGAAATGCGCGAGCAGAACACCATGCGCGACGTGCTCGCCAGCGCTGGCAACCGCCAGTCGAACGGCACGACCATCGAAACCAGTCAGTACTACAAGACTGGCCAGCTTCGTGCCTTCAGCAATGATGTCGATGCCTACAACTGCGGTATGTGGTTCGCTGCCAAGTTTCTTGGTAACGAACACGCCATCCGCCACTGCAAAGGCAAGGGCATCATGGACCAGATGCGCGCGATGGAAAATCAGCGTGCAATGTCTGAAGGCGTCAACACCTCCGGTGGTCACCTTGTCCCGGCTCCGATGGAATCATCCATCATCAAGCTGCGTGAGGAATACGGCGTGTTCCGGCGTAATGCTTTCATCTACCCGATGGCCAGCGACTCCCAGAGTGTGCCGCGTCGGACGGGCGGTGTCAGCATCGCGATTACTGGTGAAGGCACTGCACCCAGTGCACAGACCGGGCCGACATTCGACCTTGTGCAGCTCTTCGCCCGCAAGGCCGCTGGTTACGTTGCGGTATCCAGCGAACTCAACGAAGATTCCGTGATTAGCATTGCGGAATTGCTGGCCGACGAATTCGCCTATGCCTTTGCCCAGTTTGAAGACAACTGGGGATTCGTAGGTGACGGTTCCGCTACCTACGGCGGGCGGCGCGGTATCATCCCCACCGTGACGGCGGCTACCAGCACGCACAAAGCGTTCGTTGACGCCACGGCTGGCATTGACAGCTTCGCGGAAGTGACGGCGGCTGAACTGTCCCGGCTCATGGGCCGCATCGCGGGATACGCAATTCCCGGCGCGAAGTTCTACTGCTCCAGCACGGCTTACGCCACCATCTTTGAACGGCTCGCGGTATCCGCTGGCGGCAACAACAAGATGGACCTCAACGGAAATTGGGTTCCGAGCTACCTCGGCAAGCCGATTGAAATCACTGAGGTAATGTTTGCCGACGACGGCGCGACTGCGGCGGAAGCCCAGCCGATGCTGCTGTACGGTGACATCCGCAAGTGCGCCACCATGGGTGAACGTCGCGGTATCACGATGAAGACCAGTACTGAAGTAAAGATACTGGAAGACCAGATCGTGGTGCTTGGCAACGAGCGCATTGACATCAACTGCCACGACATCGGCACGACCACCGTTAAAGGACCGATTGCGGTTCTTTACGGTAACACCGCCTGATAGGAGCCTGAGCAATATGCTTCAACTTCAAAACAGAATCAAGTCGGCCATCATGGTGGCGCCGGTATCCGTTGGTACCTCTGCCGTCACCGGTTACGTTGACACCCACGGCGCCGACGAAATCATCGTTGACGTTTACGGTGCGACCGATGCCGCTGCCGATGTATTTAGCAGCCTGAAACTTCAGGACGGCGCAACGACTTCGGCGTTCACCGACCTGACCGGCGCGATTGGTGGCACTTCGTTCACCATTCCCGCACCCAACACCAGCACGCCGGACATCATCCGGTTCCACATCAGCCGAGTAAAGACTCCTGCACTCCGGCGTTACCTCAACGTCTCACTTGCCTGCACCACGGCGCGTATCGTCGGAGTGGTGGCGCACATGGGACGCCTCGGTTCGACCCCTGACACGGCGACCGAGGAAGGCGTAACGACCTTCGTTCAGGTGTAACAAACTTCCTTCCCCGAGTCGTGGCGCGGCTCTGCTCCGGCATCCGCGCCACGATGGGAAGGACAACAACGATTCTGGGAAGGATCAGAAATGAAGAAGCAAGACAAGGCAGCATTAAACGTGCTGGCCAACATTGAAAAGAACACGCGGGCGACGCTGCCCGACTCCCTAAAATTGAATCTAGGATCTGGCGACTATCCGATTGATGGCTATGAAAACATCGACCGCAAGACTGGGCAAGAAGTTTACCCGCTTGCTATGCCGGACGCCTGCGCGGAAGAGATTCGCGCCAGCCATGTGCTTGAGCATTTCAGCCACCGCAAGGTAGAAGACGTACTCCGCGAATGGGTACGCGTACTGAAGCCCGGCGGCATACTGAAGATTGCCGTGCCTGACTTCGACTTGATTTGTCAGTGGCACGCAGCCGGGCAAATTGAACATGCCGAGCACTACTTGATGGGCGGACACGTTGACGACAACGACCATCACGGCACGGCGTTCACAAAGCAGTTTCTCTGTGAGTTGTTTTGCGCGCTAGGACTTGAAGACGTACGCGAGTGGGCAAGCGATAACGTCGATTGCAGTTCGCTTTCTATCAGCCTGAATCTGCAGGCTAGGAAGCCCGTCGCGGTTGACGTGAAAGCTGAAGGGCTGCACTGGATTATACCGAGCGCGCGCTATGGCCCGTCCATCTTCCACAAGTCGGTATACGATGCGATGAACGAGATCGGCGGCGAGGTTCACATGACCGGCGGCTGCTTCTGGAATCAGCACCTTTGCCCGGCCATGGAAGGCGCGGCAAACCATCCCGGATGCAAGTACGTGTTGACGTTCGACTACGACAGCGTGTTCACCGTGGAAGACATCCGCACGCTCTACGCCATCATGGAAACGCACCCGCACATTGACGCGCTATCCCCGCTCCAGTCTCATCGCGGCATGGATACTCCGCTGTTCACGACGATTGAACAGAAGGGAATTATACCCCGCTCTTGGCTGGACCAACTCGCATTCCCTGCGGCAACGACGCACTTCGGATTGACCATGATTCGCCCCGACAAACTGCGCGCACTGCCACACCCTTGGATGGTTGGCGTGCCGGACGCAACGGGCCGATGGGGCGCGGACCGGGTGGACCCGGATATTTATTTCTGGCGCAGGTGGCGAGAAGAAGGCAACACGATTTACGTATCGCCCCGTGTATCGATTGGGCACGTTGACGAAATGATTCTATGGCCGAGCGCAAAAGACTTGACCCCCATTTACCAAAAGAGTAGCGACTACTTGCGCTACGGAAAGCCTCTGGAGGCGAAATGAAAAAGTGGTATCGAATACTGAATGCATTCGCGGCATACTCGCGCAACGATGTGATTTGCCCCGAAGGTCTGAACCGTGAATCGCTTCAGGTTCGCGGCTGGATTACGCGGCACCCTGTATTCATTGGACCGCGCAAACCAACGGCTGAAGATATCGCCGCGTGGGCCGCTGCGCAGGCTGCGCCCGCCCCCGCCCCGGAACCGGAGCCCATCGACGATATCAGAGACGACGAAGACGACGTGCTGATTGAGACGGCCGTTGCCCCGGAACCAATCACCGCCGCCATCCCAAGCGGACGCAGAGGCCGCCATGGTCGTTGAAGCAACCATTACCAAGGCCGACCTCGCGAAGTGCGCTGAGCACTACGGCAAGCTGAACGCGGACGTATTTCAAGGCAACGCGCCGGGCACTGTCATCTATAAAACCTTCATCGGCACGATGGACCTCGATACCCGCGCGCTCGTGGGCGCCCATTACTTCGCTGTTGTGAAGGCTGACTCTGAGGCACCCGCCTTCAAATTCTCAACCCTTCAGGGAGTCAAGAAATGCCAGTAACACTATCGTGGTCGTTTGTCGAAAACGGCTCATCCAAGAGCACGAGCAAGACCCTGTCGCCGAGCGATGAAGGCGTGGTGCGCATCTCCGACGTGGCAGTCAGCAACGGCAGCACGGACAAGGTGCTATCGCTGGGCGGCATTGACGTGTCGCAGGTAGTTGCCGTCTACATGCACAGTACGGCGGCGCTTACCATTGAGACCAACCACACGGCGGCGACGGGCGGCAATACCATCACGCTTGCGGCCAACGTGCCGCTGCAGTGGTGTACCGGCGCGCCATTCACGAATCCGCTGACCAACGACGTGACGGTTGCGTATGCCACGAACTCCAGCGGCAGCGCGGCCACGCTCAACGTCGTTGTTGTGCAGGACGTGACGCCGTAATGGGACTCACGCTTTATACAGCGGCCACCGAGAATCCGATTACAACGGCGGATTTGAAGGCGCACTCGCACATCGACACGAGCGATGACGATGCGCAGGTGGCGGCGTATATCGCGGCGGCAACGCAAGATACCGAGTCCTATCTGTGGCGCCAGCTTTGCACCGCCACATGGGTGCTTACCCTCGACCGCTTTCCGTGGTCGGACTATATCGACCTTCCGCGCCCGCCGCTGCAGAGTGTCACGCACGTGAAGTACTACGACCTCAGCAACACGCAGCAGACGCTGAGCACGGGCGACTACGACGTTGATACCAGCACGGAACCCGGCCGCATCTATATCGACCGCAGCACCGGCTGGCCCAGCGTGTACGACCGCCGGAACGCCGTAGAGATTCGCTTCGTGGCGGGCTACGGCGCGGCCAGCACCGTGCCGGAAATGATTAAGCAGTCGATACGGATGAAGGCCGCGCACTGGTACGAGAATCGCGAGGCGCTGATCATCGGTGTATCTGCGATGGAAACACCGATGGCCGCGCAGCGGTTGGACAGGATGAACGCGTTTCGCGGAGAGATGAACATATATGCGTGCGGGCTCACTTCGCCATAGGCTTGCAATACAAAGCAAGTCGGAATCACAGGACGATTTGAATCAGCCTGTCGATACGTGGTCCACGGTGACGACGGTATGGGGCCGCGTGGCTCCGATGAAGGCAGCGGAAGGCTACGAGGCCCAGCAGAACGTGGCGCGGATCACGCACGAGATTACTATCCGGCACACGAGCGCGGTGACAGAGAATATGCGAATCGTCCACGACGGACGGACCTTCTATATACAGGGCATGCGGAACGCCGAAGAGAAAGACGTGATGCTGACACTGGAGTGCAACGAGCGTGTTTAGAAGCAGAGCAGGCGAGAGAAGCAACCGTCACGATGATGTAGTCATTGGCATGGCTGCGTTCCAGCGTTCGCTGCATAACATCGACACGACCATGATTCGCAAGACGCTGGGCGTCGCCAGTCGTGAAGC